GCGGCAGATGTATTCGCAACAAGCCCCTTGTCAACGGCATTGTAAGTGTTTCTGGTATTGTCAATTATAGTCCATTGGCTACCGTTTGTAGACATCTTAGTCATAACCCACGCAGGTCTAAACCCAGTGTACACAAACGGCCCATCTGCGGAACCGTTGCCGACATAGGTGTCGACCTTGCTGTAGCCGGGAACGCTTTTGAAAACATACGCTACGTAATCATCTGGGGTTCCATTCACCCTCCCAATACCAACACCGCCGTTTTTCAACGTAATTGTTGACGTACCTAATTGTTGATATCCAGTAGTTGGTGAAAATTCAGCCGCAGTAGTGTCCAAATTTAATGATGTTCCGCTAGTAAACCCACTCCAGCACACATCCCAATTTGTTCCACTATCCCTATTCTTTACAATAGAAAATTCTGGGTCTGTAAGTCCGTGACCAACGGTTGCCCCATCCGTATTATTACCGACCCAAGTGACAATACTAAACCCAGCATCCTGATTAGCCGATACCTGTGAATCAATCGTGCCATCCTCATTGAGAACTGCTGTGCCGCCAGCTTTCCAGTTCCAAGCGACGTGGGCATCTGTATAATAATTGTAGCTACGATTTGTTGCATCTGCGCCAAGAGTAAATCCATCCGCATCAAAACTTGTTAAAGCATCTGTTTGCGCTGACTCTGCGGCAGTTGAGGCTGGGCGTAGTTGTGCATTAACACCACGAACACTGTCCGTGACTGAAGGTTCTTGTACTCCGGCTCTACGCTTAACAAAAACCCAATCAGGCTGAAACCCTACACCAGTGATACTTTGCGTTGCACCTGTGCCAGTATACAGCACCGTATTAAAGTTCTGGTCACTCGTTGTGTCGCTGTTCGGGCCGATGGCTGGTTCTGGTAGGTTGGCTGAACACATCGCCAAGAAGCCGGATGGTACTGCGTACTTGAAGTCACCGTAGCCGTTTTCATCAGCATTGCCGCCAGCAGTGGTTGCGCCAGCAAAGGTGCTATCTTGACCAAAATTAATAGTTTTTGTTGTATTGGCATTTTGGCCCCACCCTGCTTGCCAAGCAAACTTATAATCATCGTCAGCAATATCTGATGATGTGTAAGTTGATGAAGGGTTTGTGCCGTTTGCAGGGTCGCCAGCACCAGAGCCAACATCTACCCATTCGCCATTAATTGACCACCAAACTTTTCTATTATCAAAATCAACAGCACATCCAATTATATCGCCTGTTGTTGGTGCTCTTGCTCCAGACCACAAACCTGAATATGCAACAGAACTACTGGAATTATTGGTTTCACCAAAATCTAAAATTAAAACATTGCTTCCAGTAAAATAACCAAAACCAGTGGTAACACCTTCAAAATCATTACCACCTGTCATAGTTGTTAAGCTATCTCTTGCTATCCAACCAATATACCAAGAAGGATAACCTTCACTGTTAATATAAGTTTCTGTGTACCACTTACCACTTTGTACACCCATTGTTCCTGACATTTGGGCATAGTTACTAGCACCAGTGTCCATCTTCAAATTACCTTCACTAAGGTTATAAAGGGACTGTGCATTGCCCTTTTCTTGAAGACTATTCATTGTAGGGAAGTTATTAGTCGGGCTTTCACCGGACATCACATCGCTTGCGGCTAGGTTGTTGGCAGTAAAGTCATTGGTGTTGCCAGATAGGTCATCGCCTATTGCCGCACTGTCTGCGAATGACAGGTAGAAGCCGTTAGTATCATATGCGCCATCTGCTGTGTCGTATGCTTTTGGAACCCAGATGCCGTTGATGGTTTCGCCAAAGCTGGTAGCGTCTAGGGCAGTGCCGTCAATCATATTAATTTCAGCCATATACCCATCAAAGTATCTGCCGAAATCTACAAACGAGCCTATTCTATGCTCAGTGTTAGAATTAACGTCTGTGACTAAATTTAGAGATGGATAAGACGCTGATGAAAACGATGTAACTTGTTCACCGTTAATATATATTTTAACTCTATCTGTGCTTGTTGCTTGTGTCGTGTCTACAGACAAAACAAGATGATACCAACTAGATACATCTCTGAAAACTTGATTAGTTTGTATAGCATAATTTGAGCCGCCACCGGAAATCTGAATCCTAAGTGCATCAGAATCTAATCTTATAAAGTTATAATTTCCAGCACTTCTGTCATTAACAGAAAAAAGAGTTGAGTATGTTAGACCTGTATTAGCAACTTTAAACCAGACACTATAGGTAAAAATTTGACGATCACCATCAGAAGATGGTGTGCGGTTTAGATACGCACTATCGCCATCATTAAACCGCAGAGACTGGTCAATCGCATGACTACCTAAGATTCCACCACCAGCTAACGCTCCGCCGGGATCACCCGCACCGCCTAGCCCAGCACCATTTGCTTGAAGAATGCTCATATTATGTTAATGCCCCTGATACAGAAACCAAAACTCTATTGTCGCCCGTTGCGGCCTTTACAAAGTAGGCTAGGTGATATACACCAGCGGTAGACAAGCTGGTTAACGCATCTGCGTTAATAGCTACCATAGCGTTGGCAGAAATTGTGCCGCCGCCAGTAGTTAAGAAGATGTTACCCGATTGACCAGCTACAGTGTTAGTAAAGGTGAGTTCATCGTCGCCTGTTGTAGTAGCTTGGAAGTTGGTGTTGTCAGCCAGATCAAACGTGATGACGTTGGTGCTTGGTGAGTCGGTTGTGATGGCATTGGTTCCGTCTGAACTCAAAGCACGTCCTGTTACCGTTACACCTGCAGCATCAATCTCTACTACAGTAGATGAAGTATCTTGTATTTTGATACTACCTACGCTACTCAAATTGTCTATGATGCTATCTGTACCGTCGTGATAAATTTCTAGGTCGGTTCCTGCGCCAAGTTGAATTTTATCACTATCTCCACCTACAAAACCGTCGGATGTAACAGATCCTGTAATGCTGATATTGCCTGTACCAGTAATATCGTTGCTGTTAAGATCAAGACCGCCGCCAAGCTGTGGTGTAGTATCGTTTACAACATCCGTGCTTATTCCAGAAGTTATATCGTCATTAAATCCTGAAAGATTAATGTTTGCTTTTGTCAGCTTTCTTTGATCACCAAGTGAATCTACTACAACAAAGAAATCACCGTCTGTATCGTTTACTGATGTAGTTAATTCATCTAGGTCGAGAGAAAGTGTGTGCCCAATATTTTCACCGGATGTAGCACCTGTAGATGCTAAACCTGTTCCGGCTGTGATATCAGATACGTAGTCGCCTGTTGTATCCGTACCCAAAGCAACTGAGTTGGCTTGAATTGTAGCTGTGCCTGTTACGTTGCCTGAACCATCAAATGAGGCAGATGTCCATACCACATCGCCTGTCATTCCAATTGTGCGGCCTGTTGCAAGGGTGGTAGCCGTATCGGCGTTACCAGTTACGTTACCCGTGACGTTACCAGTAACATTACCTGTTACGTTGCCCGTTACGTTACCTGTGAGGGCGGCTGTTACTGTCCCTGCAGAAAAGTTACCACTTGCATCTCTAAATACGATGGTGCTTGCTGTGTTGGCGTCGGTTGCATTAGATGTTACAGTAAACGTAGCACCTTCAGCATTTGCCGATCCGCTGATACCATTACCGGATGTAGCAGCTTGTTCAACGTAAGAACCTGTTGTTTTGGTTCCAAGTGCAACAGAGTTTGCTGCAACCTGTGTCGCCGTAACAGAATTAGCCGCCAAACCACTAGATGTGATAGGCGGTCCCTCTCCTGTTGTTCCATCGTGGCTATGACCTGTGGAAGCATTGAACGCAGCTACAATTGCGTCGAACTCACCATCCAAGTCAGCAGCGTTAATAACGTTACCATCCGCAATGTTGTTTGGGGTATCGTTACGAGTATATCCTGTACCCATATCTATTATCTCCTTCCATAGAGTCCGTATTGTATGGACGCGGAGTCTATGGTAAATGTCGAGTCGGTTGTTTGACCTAGTGTTTCGTATAGGATTGATACGGTAAATCCTGAACCCGTTACTGGCTCATCGTAAATGTATCGGGCTTTGTTGCCGTACGAAGATGTGCCATATACACCTGCACCATAAACAACGGAACTTGCACTTGCGTTGTTTAGGGTAACTGGTAGTGGTTGCACCGAACCTGTCTGGTCGAAGTCGTATTTAATTGACATCTGCAGTTCAAATGCACCGTCTGCATCGATGTAACTTGTGTTACGGAATACTGTCTTTCTCAAGTTAGGATCTTGGAGCGGAACGTACGGGGTTGCAAATGTTGCTGTGATGTTCGTTCCATCGAAAGTATTACCTTGTTCCATCCGATACACGTAATCTAATTCGTTTGCAAAGTATATATATTCTGCGTTTCCATCGTATTCACTAAAAGCAACGTATGCTTTGAACCCACGAAGATCGTTCCACGATATACCTTCTTGTAGTTGCGTCCCAGCAATCGACTTTGCTCCCGAAGTCTGGTAAGTCGCGTTGTACCCAAAGATACGATACTGGCTTTTTTCTCTGATAACTACGCTGCTAAAAGAAGAACTGCTAGATATCAAGTCTAGCATCTCTGTCTGGATAGGCTTTGATATTACTCCTAATGCAAAGTCGCCCACACGATCTGTAGCTGAAAAAGTACGTAAACCGTCTGGACCTAAAAATAAAATGTCTCCGCCAATTTCCTGAATTGTATCTTCAGCTACACAACCTAAGTCACGTGATACAGGCTGAAGGGCAAAGTCTGCAACACTGTTACCAATTAGTCTGTTTATCTTGTTTTCACTAAAGATAATTAGTTGTTCACGAAATACAATTAAGCCAGTTATATTATCGGCTATGTTTATTATACCACCACCTGATGCACTTGTAAAGTCCGTATCGCTATATGGTGCAGAAAAAATGAGATTTTTGCCGTTTCCAAGAAAGATGTGGTTCTTGAAATTGACTATGTGCGTACATCCTAGCGTGTCGTTAGGCAGTCCGGTTTCTTCTTGGAAGGTGCTGTTATCGAAGGTAAATGGCTTGTTTCCTGTGTCGCCATCGACAACCATAAACTTTTCGGTGCCGCTAAAATCGTACTTTAAGAAGCGAACCTTACTAGATCCAGAGCCTATGTTCACACCCAAGCTACTAAATGTAGCGTTGTCGGTTATTTCCGTCCAGCCTGAACCTGCAGATCTGAAGATGCCATCGCCTCGCGCTACGTAGACGTTATCACGATAACGAAGGATGCCGCGCATAACACCACCATTTGGTACAGGATCTGTGTCGTACTTTTCAAAGCCTTCGATTCGACGATATCCACCAAAAACCGACGGTTCAAAGTTTCGTAATATCCGTGCACTTCCGGGGGCCGTAATACCGTGCTGCAATTGAGACAGGTTGGTTATCAACCCACCCTTCAGTTCAAATATGTTGGTATTCCAACGATCTGGCATCTAAACCGCCCTTGCGTAAATATTCTCGTTTACGTTTTGTGTACGCATACGCTTCATACCGGACTCAAACTTTTGGAACGAAACTCGTGCAGACTCTAGGTTATCTCTGAACATGTAAGCGTAGTACATTCCACCATCTACAATTACGTGTCGGTAGCGAAATGGAATGGTAGGTACGTCGGTATCATTTAACAAATCTGCAGGATACATGTAGTATTCATATTTTACGGAGTAGGCCGCATCTGGAATCGGTGCAAAGATGATGTCGGTATCTTGTGCACGAACTACGTATTCTGGTGCACTGCCTTGTGATGCCGCTTTGTATTC